AATCTGATTCTTGGTGAAAGTGCTCTCGAAGCGGGATCCTTGGCGGTCTTCGAGACGGCTGAATCCCTTCTTCACTTGGTCCTTGAGTCCCGGCTCAGAAGCAAAACCGGTGACCCCGAAGCGGGCCACCGGCTGTCGCTTCCACCGCTTCCCATCAAGGACAACAGAGTCGGTGCCCATCGGAGCGATGTGCTCGATGCACTGACCATTGTTCTCGAAGGTGTAGATCGGCATCTTAGGACTCCATCTCGCTGTCGTAATCCGCAGCCATCTTCATCATGGACTCCTTATCCATGGGCTTCTTGGAGTACATCTCCTTGTCGTCCTTGTTCTCGTACTCGGCGGGCATGCCGTTGACGCTGCGGATCTCAACGTAGGCTTCTCCGTTCTCCAGCTTCTTGAGAACGCCGCGAACATCGTCCAAAACCACTTCATCACCAACCTCGGGCATAGCCTGTTGGCCATCCTCCATATCGGTGGAAAGGGCCTCGACTGGAATCGAAATCATGGGCGCATTGTTGTCAGCCTCTTCGCATCCGCAAGCGGAATGAGAAGAAGGGGCACCACCATTACGATGATGCCCCTTCGGGCTGACGGCGATCACCATGATGGTGGCCGTCTTTGGTCGCATATTACAGCGTGGTCGAGGTCTTCGTCCGATGCACCAAGTACCACACCGGGTTACCCGTGGAACCGGTGTTACCAGCGGCCAGACGCAGGGCGGCGAAGTACAGCTTCACGCCGACGGTGACGAGCTGGTTCAACGGATCCGACTTGTCAGGGGTGTCGGTGATCACGATGCGCGGGGACAACGGATCATCACCGGTCAGAGCAGGGATACCAAACGACTCGTTACCGAAGAAGAACGAGGCGATGATGTCCTTGCCAGCGGCCAGACCACCACCCGCGGCGGAAGCCTGATACACGAACTCATCGGCAGCGGTACCGGAACCGGTGCTGACGAACGAGTTGGTCTGGGTCACCACGCGGCAACCGTAGATAGAGCCGACCTCGCCCTTGTAGAACGGCTGGCCCTTGTTGCCGTAGTTCGAGGCGTTCAACCAGTCGCTGTCGCGCATGAGGTCGCGGGCCACACGAGGATCGGTGGCGAGGACGTAGCCGCCGTTGATCAGCGGGGCGCGGTTGCGCTTCAGGCGGGTCATGGAATCGAGGACAGCCGAGGCCGTCATCGTGGTGTTGGCAGCAGTCGTGTCGCTATTCAGCGCAGAGAAGCTCTGCGTGGTCAGCGTGGCGGGGTTACCGTAGACCTTCACGCCACCGGAGCTGGCGATGGTGTTCACGGCGTCCGAGTTATCGAACGTACCACCACCCTCGGCGGCGGAACCGATGGAGGAACCGCTGGCGGTGAGGTTGGAGCCGATCAGCACATTGCGGATCACCGAGTCAACCCAGAGGGCCATGTCCAGACCGGAGGTCTTGGTGGCCTGCTGGAGCGAGTTGAACAGGTCGGTGGCGCGAAGGATGTCGGTCAAACCGATCACCTGACCGTACTGAGCCAGAGACTTGCTCAGGCTGTTGAGGGCCAGAGCGCGGTAGTTGGCGGAGCTGATCGCAGTACCCTCAGCAAGAGACTGGACACTGCCAATGCTCGGCGGTCCGAAACGGAACATCGAGATGGCCTTGTTACCATTGTTCTTGGGGATCGGAGCCTTCATGGCGAACTGATCCAGGATGGTCTCCTGCTGAACGATGGAGAGCAGCTCCTTGCTGAAGTAGTTCTGGAACTGGCTCGTGAGCGTGGTTGAAGTAGTAACTGGCATATTTGAGTTGTGGTTGTGCTATCAGTTTTCGTCCCGGTCGAACGCCCTCGACGCTTTCAACAGCGCCTCCCTCTGCTCCTTGAGAGACAGCTTCGAGAAATCTTTCTCCTCAGCCTTGAGTTGTCCTGCCGGTACGCTTTTGCCAATAGCGGTCTTCTGCTGGAGCTTATTGAGTTGTTCCTTCAGAGCCTTGTTCTCGGCCTCGATCGACTGAGCCTTGGACGCAGTGTCCTGGAGCTTCATCAACTCCACCGCATGGACAAGTCCATCGGGCATTGATGTCAGCATAGGCACCTTCTGGAGCAGTTCGACAGTACGTTTGTACTCGGGGCTGTTCTGATCCTTCAGCCAAGTCTCCTTCTCGGACAACCGTGCATACGAATCAGACCATGCCTTTGCGAACTTCTCCTGCTGCGCCTTCTGCTGTCGCTCCGTAGCAGCTTTTCGGACTCCATCAGCCTTGGCTCGCGCTGCCTTGGCCAACTGAGAATCGCCATCGGCCTCGAACTCCTTGGCCGCAGCCTCGTAGTCCTCTGCCGTGTAGCCCTTCTCATCTCGGAAGGAACTGGTCTCAGCAGCCTTGGATTGCTCCCGCTGCTTGCTCCACTCCTCCCTTTCCCGCCTCACCGCCTCGCGCTCGGCCTTGAGGGCCTCCTTCTCAGCGTTGATTTGCTCCCAGGTCTTCGCCTTTCGGTTCTGTTCCTGAGCGAACTTGCTGCTCTTGTCCTTCGGCTCCGCCTTTTTCTCGGCCTTCGCTTCGGGCTCTGATCGGCTCGTGCCTACTTCCTGCTCGCCACCATCGACCTCTTTACCGGCACTCCCCGCATCGGAGGAATCTTGCTCAACCGGAGCCGTCTCATTGGTATTTGGAGACTGCTCCTTTGGCTGGCTGTCGATATCGACACCGGCATCGTAGTCGTTGGCCAAGGCGAGCATCGCATCGGCACTCAGTGTATCATCTGCCATATTGTGCTTTTACTCGTTTGCTGGTCCGCACAGACCAACAACCGCAACTTTGATCCTATGTGTTCGTGGCAGAATCCGGATCATCTTCCTGCCCCGTAATTGATTCTTGGTCGGCCATCATCTCGATGACCTTCACAAGACTGGCCTGACCCATTGCAAAGCCTGATGAGTATTGCAAATGGTTTCGGTCAGTTATGGCTGAAGCGTTCTGCATGAGAACGGTATTCAGCAAAGCGTCTTTGAAGCGTTTACCGCTATCGCTCTTGAAGAAGTTGCTCAGTGCGTTGGCATCCTCCTTGCGCCATGGAAGGGGATTCACCCAGCACTGATGTCGGCCAAATGTCCAAGCAGCGCGGACTCGTGCGATGATGGAGATCATGGTTACTTTGCGGCCTTCTTCCGACCCGCGGCGGCGCGGCGCATGAACTCAGCGGCACCGAGCTTCTTGCGACCGATCCACGCGGCGAGGGCCTTGGGATCATCGGCCCCTTCCTTACGGAGTTCGTTGGCCAATTTACTGAACTTGGATTTCTTCTTCATATTAGGAAATGGGTCGCCACGCTTTGCATGACCAATGCCGCGGCGTGGTCTTGTCCGTGGCAGTATCGCAGTTCATGCGTTCTCGGAAGTTCTTTAGGTTCTTTGGGTTGTCCCGCTTGATCTTCATTTTTGGATCACCGAAGCGGACCTTGATCACGGTACCCTTGGGATTGCGAACGTACACCGCGCTCTTTTTCCGTTCGCCAGATGTATAGAAGGGCTTGTTGAGTGTAACATCCTTGCCTTGGTATTCAGCCATATCATTCGCCTCCGAACAACGGTGTTTCCTGAATCTCCTTGAGGTCTGACACAGCGGGCTTCTTCCGCTGGAACCGGACCTTCGGAGGAACTCCCTCTTCGAGGGCCTGCAAGCCTCCGGGCTCGATCTCCCGAGGCGTGGCTGGTGCCACGTTGCATTGGACTACAGTTCCCTCGGTGAGTGGTATCATGATCTTCTTGGCCTCGAACTCGCCGCACCAGTCGTTGGCATTGAGAGTAGGCCAACAACTAGGCCTTCCAGCGGGCGGGAACCTGCGGCAAGTCCCGTCCACACAATAGAACCGGCAATCCTTACATGTCACGGTGATCATCCTTGTTACATCACGGGAGCTTCAGCAACCGGAGCGGGGGGTTGCGGGGCCGCTTCCGCGGCGAGCAATCCCGTGCTCTCGAAGAACTTCTGGATCTCCTTCCGCAGCTTCCGCGCCTCGTTCGTCGCCACCTGCTCGTAGCCCTGCAACAGGCTATCGATCCGCATCATGAACGCGTTCTTGCTCACCGGGCTCAACTGCTGGCCCTGCTGCATCGCCCCATTCAGGTACTGCATCAGCACACCGATCCGACCCGCGTAGTTCTGGCCCGGCTTCGCTGGGACCGGGATGCCCACGAGCAGCGTCGGGATCGTCTTCGTCTCGTCCTCCAGCTCGTCCGCCGCCTTCTGGCCCGGATCCCGGAGCAGCCGCTTCACGAGGCTCGGGTCATCCAACTCCATGATGCTCTTGTCCAGCTCCACCTGATCCACCCAGGGCGAGTTCATGAACAACTGCTTCCGGTTGATGGCCTGCTGGATCATCATCTGCCGGCTCACCATGTCCATACCGCCCTTCGGCTCCAGCTCGTACTGATCGTGCAGCGCGATCGGATCCGCCTCCAGCGAGTCCTCCGCGAACCGATACCGCAAGCTCTTGGCATCGTACTGGATGTAGAGACCCCACGCCTGACGGTAGAGCTTGCCCAGCGCCATACGAAACAGCCGCGCCCGGAGATCGCCGCTCTGCATGGCCTGCGCGTTGATGCTCTGGATCTCGGTCGCGGTACGGCGATCGCTGCCGCCGCTCATCACCGTGGACATGCCGTAATCCGGGCTCCCGATCCGGTTCTCAGCCACCGCACGGGTCTGGTTAAGCTCCTGATCGAAGCTCACCGGAGGCTGCGGCATCTGCACCGGGGCCACGCCGTACGGTAGGATCTGTCCCGGCTGGAACCGCAGGTTGATGCTGTTCGGCAGCTCCCGTTCCGCCCGGAACAGCGGGCGGTTGTACAGCGTCATCGCGTCATGCTTGTGGTTCCACATCGAGGTCATGGAGAGCTCGAACGGAGCCAGGATCTCGCACACGCCACGCGGGCTGAACCAGCCCTTGTCCTTGATCTCGTACGGGAAATCCACGAACGGAAGTTGGCCATGGTCGTAGGGCAGCTCCATGGGGTCCCGGAGGTCCAGATCCACCGCCGCGGGGCTGTACAGATACACCTCCCACACCCCGTCATCCCGCTTCCGGTACACCTCCCAAACGATCACTCCATCCGTGTTGTTGGTGTACGTGATGCCCTCGCGCAACTGCTTCGCATCGTCCTCGGTCGCAGCACCCGGGATGTTGTCGTCCTCCTGCGGGTTCCCACGGATCTTCTCGATCGTTTTCGAGTCCGCCTTCCACCCGAACTGGCCAGCCATCCGCTTGTACGCCGGGACACTCATCGGCATCACATGCACCGCCCAGTCCGCATCCTGAAGATCCACCGTGTACGCCGGCACCACGAAATACATCGGGTCCACAGCCTCGAATCCCACCCGCTTATCGCCCGGGTTCCAGAAGCACTTCATCACCCCGCGCCCGCTCATCAGCGTGTAGTCCACCCAGCTCAGGACCTCATCCACGAAGTTGGTCTTCTCCCGGATCTTATAATTGAACCAGTCCTCCGCGACCTTCGTGTACGCGTTCAACTGCTGGCGCATCGGCACGAAGCTGGCCACCACATCCATCCCCAGCGCTTGCTGGAGGAAGAGCGGCTTCAGCTTCTCGATCGCGGTATCGATCAGCGGCCAGTGCAGGTCCGCGGCCTTCGGCCAGGGCTTGTTCGTACGGCGCAATCCATGGTGCCGCAACTCATACCACCTCGTCTGCCGCAGCTCCCACGGGCTCCGCTGGCCCACAGCCTCGACAATCTGCCCCTGCAACGCACTCCGCTGTTTATCGGTCATCATAAATGTCCTCCCCTCCTCTTATCCCCCCACCTCGCAACCAGCAAGCGCAACCCCCTCGGGTTCAAGCGGGCCAAGCTCATCCTCCATCCGTTCCAGCAGGCTCCGCCCATCCTCGCCCAATGCCTTCATGTACTCATCCATCCGCTTCCCGCCACCCCCACAGAAGGCCAGAACCATCGCATCCGCCCTATCGGGACTGTTCACGCCTCTGGCCCTCAGCTCGTCCTTCCCCTCCAGCGTGAGCTTGCCCTTCCCGTTCGTCCGCACCTTGCGGCTCACGAACTGCTGGAGCAGCACCTCGTCGGTCCCGACCGGTCCCAGATTCACCTTCCCCTCCTCCACCATCCGCCCGAACTCAATCCACATCTCAGCCGCCCGGTTCACGAACTGATCATCCCGGATGGCCCGCTCACCGAAGTTCACCCGGCGCACATCCCAGCCCTCGGCTCTCAGGGCGTCGCACATCACCACTCCCATACCTCCCACATCCGCGTAGATATCCTCCGCCTTCAGCTTCCACTTCCTGAACTCCGCTATGAACCGGCCCACACTGGCCATCGTGTCCTTGTCCCGCCAGCGGACGAGGGATTTGACCGTGTTTCCTTGGCGGATGACCATCACGCTCTCGTCGCCGCCGGCTGAGAAGTCACACCCCGCGGTCAGGCGGTGGCCGTCGGTGTCTTCCTTGGGTGGGCCACTGACAACCTTCTGCCAGTCCGCTGTTTTGACAGCGGTGAGGCTCCCGTCATCCTCCATGAACTCCGCGTAGATCATCGAGCGCACCAGCGGGTGACCCTCGCCCCAGCGGGCCATCTGCTCATCGATCCACTCCTTCCGGATGTGCGGACAGTCGTAAGCGGTCACCGTGAACGTCTGCCACTTGCCGTCATTCCGCCTGAAGACGTCATAGAAGTACCCGGAGCTTCCCCCCGGGCTGCTCATGAGGAGGGTTCTGGTCGGCTGGCACCGCTCCATCGACTGGAATATCCCGTCCGGTACCGCCTTCGCCTCATCAACTATGTACATCAGGTCGTTGCTCGGACCCTGCACGTGCCAGCCCTCCGCCTTCTCCGGGTTGCTCGCGCTGAACCCGATACACCGGCTGATCAGCTCCTGCCCATCCACCTTCTTCGGGTACACGTAGCGGATCTCGCCATCCTTGATCGAGAAGCCGTTCTCCTCGCCGCCCAATCCATTGATCATCTTCCTCAGATGAGGCCACAGCGCGTCGGCCACCTGCCGGTACACACCAGCGGTGCACACCACCAGACTCCCCGGCCAGCGGAGCATGTGCCAGATCACCGCGCTCGCCGCGACCATGCTCGTCTTGCCAGAGCCGTTAGCCGCTTTGAGCGCTACCTTCGAGTGCTTCTCGTTCAACGCCCCGAGCACCGCCTCCTGCCAAGGATACGTATCACGTAGGCCAAGCATCATCTTCGGGAAGTTCTTCAACTGCTGCGCCTCCTCCAGGAGCTTGCGCTGCTTCCACGCAGGGATGTGAGAACCCATTCCGAGTGAAGGGGATTTCTTCCGCTTAATTTGCTTGACTGGCATAAAATTGTGGGCGGTAGGGGAGGGGGTATACAGGTAACACCCACCCCCCTCTTGGGGGTGGTCCTCCCCCCGTGGTCTATTTGCTCCCTCCGAAGGCTCCGAGTAGTGCTCCGGATACCGACAACTCCTTCCCTCCTTTCCCAGTGTGCTCAAGTTGAGCGCGGGCTACGTAACCGCGGGTTCTCTCAAGCATCCAACCTGCCGATTGCCAATTCGACTCCCCGTTGATGATCCGACGTTGAAGAGTCAATTCCCCCTCTGCTCTAGCTTGGTCCAGTTCCATCTGGAACGCAGGGTTGGCATTGATCCATCGCGCCCATTGGGTTTGATTGCCCGCGGGGAAGCCACACAAGATTGCGATGCGATCGATCGGCATCCCATACTGCGCGGCCTCAAGTGCCTTTCTTTTTACCTCATCTGACAGGCGCATTTTCGTGCCCTTCTCAGGCCTTGCCCGGAGCCTAGGCTTTTCCACCCTTTCCACCTGCAGTTCTTCCTTGTTCCCCTTCCTGGCCATGCCCCCACTTTGCCCCACAAAGTGAACCATCTTGAAATATTTGTGCATGAGTATTGACAAGCGCTGCTTCCTTTGCGATTCTCTCCCCCGTGAACCAAACGTTGGTTCCTTTCAAATCATGAAAAAGCCCCGTATTCCCTCCCACTGGCAAGGCGCTGTCGCTGCGCTTGCTTTCGTCCTAATTATGGCGCTTGTCGCCCTCATCGAATCGATGGGAGGCCTCCAGTGAACGGATTTATACTCCATGAAGACTCGGCCCGCGTCATCATCGCGACCGGCTTTGAATCCCCCAGCGACAACCGTAAAACCGGCCCGATGATTCAGATTTGGATACTGGTCAAAGCCTGCGATCCCGTGGAAGCGATTAAACAAGGCCTCGATCGCCTTGTGTGTGGAAACTGCATCCATCGAGGCGACGGGACCGGAGTCGGCCGC